TACGGATACAACGACGAATGTTGTACCCTCGTGTCGACGATGCAATCAGGACAAAGGTAGTAGAGAATGGCAAGACTGGATGAGGTCGACATTCGGTAAAACAGACAGAGAACAAACTATTTTATCACATATTAGATGAACAAAGAAGATGAAAAGAAAGTCAAACAGAATTTAATGTTTGACCTTACAGGCTATCCAGAAGAAAAGTTTACAGAAAACGGAGAGAGGTACTATTATACTCGACCTGATGGTACACCTATTACTGGCAGTAACTGGTCATTAAAAGATTTAGCTTATCCTTTAAATTTATTCTTTGGAGGTAAGAGCCCTACAGATGACTCTTGGGGACTAGAAGAAGGATCTCAAGAACAGTTAAATGCTGAACTATCAAAACATTCATTTGGTTCTTGGTTAGTCAACGCAGCACCAACTCAATTACTTCCATTCTTAGGTGCAGCTAAAAAGTTTAGACAAGTCCGAAGTAACAAAAAAGTTATGAAGGGTATGAAGTATCAAGAGAAAGTTGAAGACGTTACTGGATTTGGTGATAAACCAATAGCTGAGACTATTATTGATGATGTTTTTAACTTAAACACAACAGATACTATAAATCTATCAAAATTAAATAATATTAAAAATAAGGGCTTAATAAAAGATTTTACATCTGGTAGTTTAAAGAAAGGTGGTTTGTTTGATCCTAACCGATCTAGCACTATTATGTACAGCTCTACACCTAAAAAATCTAAATTACCTCCTAAGATTACAACTAACGAAAAGATAAAAGAATCTTTACTTAATGATGAAGCTGTTATATTACCCGCTACTTATCAAGGTGGACCAAAAGAAATACGAAAAGAAGCTGACTTTTTTGATGTTAGTGCTGCATTAATCGGCCCCGGTCAAGAAGGTAAAACAGATTCTAAAGGTAGAAAAATACCTTATGATAGAAAAGGTGTGACTGAATTTGGAAGTACAAAATCTGCTCAACGTGATAAGGTTTATAAACATCTACAAGCTAAGTTAGGTATTAATAATATCACTCGTACTGAGTTTAACAAGTATGCTGCTGAACAGATTAAAGCTGAAAAAGATTTACGTAAAGCTATAAAATTACTAAATCTTAGAGCGTATGCTGCGGCTAAAAATATAGATTTATCTAATTATCCTACTAAAGAATCACAACTAGAGTTTTTAAATAAAATTAATAAAGCTAAACGAAATAAGACAGGCTATACAGATTATAAAGAAACATTTGACTATGGTCATATTATATCTGCTAAAACTGGGTTTAGACTTGAAGATTTAGGTATGAACAGAATATCTAATACTGAAATTGAATCAGCACATAATGTAGTTTCTCGTGATCCATATACTCAAAAAATTATCGAAATACTACAAGAAGGTAATAGAGAAAGAGGATCTAGACGAGACTTTATCCCAATAGTACAGATGATGAGAAATACAGCTGGTACTGTAGCTGAAGACTTTATAAAATGGAGATCTAATCAACGAGGAGAAAAAGTAGGAGACGGAAACCTTACTAAAATATTAGATAAGTTTATACCAAGAGAATACCATGAAAACTATCTTAAATTTGTACAAAGAAGATTTTACGAAAAACGTAAGTTGTCTGGTAGTTTAAGACAGTTTATGGAGTATGAACTCGGTATACCTTACGAAAGATTTAAAAAGTTAGGTACAAAGCTACAGCTACAGATTCGCAGAATGTATGAAAAGGATGTTGCTGAGTCTGGTAATGTTATAGGTCGACAACAGTATGATCAAGCTGAACAATGGATGAGAGAAGCTATAGATGAATTTATAGGACTACATCATTCAGATAAATTTAAAAGAGTTAGAGGCATTCAAGACTCAAAAGACTTAAAAGAGATTGATGATTTATTACCAAGAGATATAAATACTCTTTTAGATATGATACTACCGGATTCTATTGATGACTGATACAGAGATAATTGATAGTTTAAAAGGTGACTTTAAGCTTTTCCTACAAGCATTGTGGGAAGAGCTAGGTCTACCTAGTCCGACCCGGGCACAGTATGCAATAGCAGACTACTTACAAAACGGACCAAAGCGTTTGCAGATCCAAGCGTTCCGTGGTGTAGGTAAAAGCTGGATTACTGGTGCATTTGTGTTATGGACACTATTTAATGACAACGAAAGAAAGATTATGATTATATCTGCTTCTAAGGAAAGGGCAGATAACATGTCTATCTTCTTACAAAAATTAATTATAGAAACACCATGGCTAAGTTATCTAAGACCAAAGAGCGACGACAGCAGATGGTCAAGAATTTCCTTCGACGTAAACTGCTCACCTCATCAGGCTCCATCCGTGAAGAGTGTTGGTATTACTGGTCAGTTAACGGGAAGCCGTGCAGATCTGATGATTCTGGACGACGTGGAAGTACCGGGAAACAGTATGACGGAGTTGATGCGTGAGAAGCTTTTACAGCTATGTACTGAAGCGGAAGCCATCCTTACCCCCAAAGATGATAGCCGTATTATGTATCTCGGGACTCCTCAGACTACTTTTACTATTTATCGTAAGCTGGCAGAGCGTTCGTATCGTCCCTTTGTTTGGCCCAGTAGATACCCAAGAAGAAAGAAGCTCACACAGTACGAAGGACTCCTAGCACCTCAAATACAAGAAGATCTGGATATGGGTGCAGAGGAGTGGGAAGTAACAGATCCAGACAGATTTAGCGAAGAAGACCTACTAGAAAGAGAAGCAGCTATGGGTCGGAGCAACTACATGCTTCAATTTCAACTCGACACAAGTTTAAGTGATGCAGACAAGTTCCCTCTTAAGATGGCTGACCTTGTGGTTACTAGCGTCAATCCTACTACT